CGCTTCAAACTCAGCCACCACTGCCAGCACTCAAGCCAGTAATGCGAGCACCTCGGCCACAAGCGCCAGCGGATCTGCAAGCACAGCCACCACGCAAGCTACTGCTGCTGGCACCAGTGCCACAAGCGCGGCAGCCAGCGCTACATCTGCAACAGCTTCTGCAACTACCGCCACAACACAGGCAACAACAGCCACGACGCAAGCAACCAACGCATCAACCAGTGCGACCAACGCGGCGACAAGCGCAACCACCGCAACGACTCAAGCAACAACGGCTACAACTGCTGCTACAACTGCAACAACACAGGCAACTGCGGCTAGTACGTCGGCTACCAACGCGGCCACCTCGGCCAGCAACGCATCAACCAGTGAAACAGCTGCCGCCGCATCTGCTACCGCCGCTGCTGCCAGCTTTGATGCGTTTGATGACATCTACTTGGGTGCCAAGGCAAGCGACCCCACTGTTGACAATGATGGCAACGCGCTGACTACTGGCGACCAATACTTCAACACTGTCTCCAATGAGTTGCGTGTGTGGAACGGCAGCACATGGCAGGCAGCATCCACCATTGGTGGCACTGTGACCAGTTTAAATGTGACAGGAGTTGCCAGCTTTGCAGATGGGTCTGCTGCCGCGCCATCTATCACCAACGATGGCGACACCAACACAGGTATCTTCTTCCCTGCCGCTGACACCATTGCCTTTACTGAGGGTGGTGCGGAGGCTATGAGAATTGATAGTGGTGGCAACCTTGGACTTGGTGTTACGCCTAGTGCTTGGGCAAGCACATTTAAGGTATTGCAATTGCCTAATGGTGGAAGTTTTAGTACAGGTGCTACATCTGTACAAACAAGCATGAATGCTTATTTTAATGCTGGTTGGAAATATATTGCGGCAAGTACAGCGGCAAACTATTTTCAGCAAGGAAATACGCTATCACATGGACAAGTGCAATGACGCTGGATGCGTCTGGCAACTTGCTGGTGGGCGTAACAAGTGCCAATGCAAACGGCGGTGTTCTACAACTTAAATCTGGCATAACTTTCCCTGCAACACAAGTTGCCGCTACTGACGCAAACACGCTGGATGATTATGAGGAGGGTACTTGGACTCCAGCGGAAGCAACCATATCACTAGCCTCTGCTGTTGGTCACTATACAAAAGTCGGCAATATGGTTACTGCATGGGCTTATATGGTATGGCCTGTTACTGCTAATACAGCTAATACTGTTATAAATGGACTGCCATTTACGATAGCAAATGCTGAAGATAACCGTTCTTGTTTTGTAACTCAATGCAATGCTGCCTTGTTATTGTCTGGAACTGGTTCTATTATGGGAATACCAGCCTCTACACAAAGTCAACTGTTTAAGGCTGACGCAAACAGAGCAACAAACGCAAACATGACTACCGCCGAACTACGAGCAACTTGGGTTTATTATGTTTAATTTAAATTGTTAAAAGGAAATCAAAATGTCACTCACCAAAACCACAACTGTTGACCAAATCACAGTAACCGAAAACGGCATCGTCCTCTATCGTGAAGCTACACGCATCATGGAAGATGGCACACAACTGAGCCAAACCTATCACCGTTCAAGCCTGATACCAGCACAAGACCTTACAGGCGTTCCTGCTAATGTTGTTGCAATCTGTAACGTGGCATGGACTGCTGAAGTCATTGCCGCCTATCAAGCGCAAGTGGCTGCATCACAACTTCAAGAAGCATAAGCCATGACAACCACTTGGACAATCGCACAACTTGACCGCCAAACCTCTGATGGCTTGGTAACCACTGCTCACTACAGAGTAGACGCTGTGGACGGTGAATACTCTGCTGGCACTTACGGCACAGTAGGTTTTGAGCGTGGCACATCTTTCACCGCTTATGCCTCATTGACCGAGGCTCAAGTCATTGCTTGGGTCAAAGACAAGTTAGAAGTAACTGAGATTGAGGCAAGTCTGCAAACACAGATTGACGCACAGAAAACACCAACATCAGCCACAGGAGTGCCTTGGTGACCCCAGTTGAAGCCCGACTAGATACGCACGAACAAGTGTGCGAGTTTCGCTATGACTCAATCAACGCTCGGCTCAAGCGCATTGAGCAGATCCTGATCGGCAGCTGCGCGGCCATCATTGCAATGCTGTTGACGCTGGTCTTAAAGCTGTGATGCATCATGCCGCTCACCATTGCACTGGCCGCTGTAGCCTTGGTGAAAAACATCCGAGAAGGGTGCGAGCTTTACAAGCAGGCGAAGGAATCTTATCTAGAGATAAAGGAAACCTATGACGAGGTTGCTGGAATTGCTCAAGAGGTTCACGGGTTCCTTGGTCCAATCATTGCATTTTTCAAGGGAAAAAGTAAGCCTGCAAAGCCACCTCCTGTGGCTGCACGTTCAAAGAATAACTCTAAGTATGTTGCTGTTGATGAGACAAAAATCAAAGCAGATATTGTCAAACATATCAGCGAGTTTTTCACGCTTCAAGAAAAGCTAGCGGCCAAGATCAGACTTGAAGAGGAGCAGAGCAAGACAGTCTACGACCCAGATCAGAACCACAACATCGCGGCCATGAACAGAGTGCTTGCCTTGCAGCAGATGTCTGAGCTTGAGGTTGAGATCAGAGAGATCATGGTGTACCAGACCCCGGGCATGGGTGCCTTGTACAGCGAGGTTTTCAAGATGAGAGAAGTAATTGCAGAGGAACAGGAAAAAGCAAGACTGAAACAAGAGGCAACAAAAAGGCAAGAGGCATGGCAACTCAGGCAAGAGGAAAGAAACCTGCAAGCAAAGTTGGCAGCAGTAGTAGTGACTACCCTATTCCTCCTCTACCTGTGGCTGTGGCTCCTGCTGATAAATCGGTGGGGGAAGACATAGTGGCTGCGATTCTTCTGTGTGTGTTTATGGCGCTCATGCTGCCCCTTGGTGCCATGCTGTATCTAGACATTCTGGAAGCCAAGCATCAGGTCAATGTGCAATTGGAGAAAGTAGAGAAGCTCAGACGGCAAGTGGAACAGCAACAAAGGAAAGGAAACAAGGATGACTAAGCAGCTAGAAAAGAATTCAACATACGCAGCGTTTGACGCAGACGGCGACGGCGTTGTAACTGACGACGAGTTGGCCAAGAGCGAGCGCATGATGCAGATCGAAAACATGGACAAGCTGGCCGATCAGCAGCGTGTCATGGCTTGGGTCGCAATGGGCTTGCCATTCTTGATCATTGTCTTTTTGTGTGCTCCATACATAACTGACGCACGGGTTCAGATTGTGATGGGCTTGGCCACAACCTTTGCCGCAGCGATGGGCACCATTGTGGTCGCCTTTATGGCAGCCACTGCCTACATCCGAGGCAAGATGAACGATGCTTAAGATGGCTATTGCTGCTGTCATGCTGGCTGCAGCCTTTGCGTCTGGCTTTGCTGTGCAGGGCTGGCGCAAGGATGCGCAGATCGCAGAGATTGAGGCAGCCAACTCGGCTGCTGTGGCTGCTGCCACTGCGCAGGCCATGGAAGAAACCACCCAGATGCAAAGGAAAAAAGATGACGCACTACGACTCGCGGCCAAGCGTGCTCAAGAGAATGCTTCCGCTGCTGCTGCTGCTCGCGCTGAGCGTGACGGGCTGCGCAACCAGATCAACGCCGCCACCACCGCTTTGCCCACAGCTACCTGCTCCTCCGCAAGAGACTACGCCGCCACCGCCACAGCCGTATTCGAGCAATGTGCTGCAGCTCTTGAAGAGCTGGCGACAAAAGCTGATGGACACGCCACTGATTCAAGAACCCTGACCAACTCTTGGCCAACAACTGAAAGGAAACCATGAACCTCACAAAAAACTTTACCCTCAAGGAGCTCACCAAGTCAGAGACTGCGGTGCGCCATGACGTTGACAACCAGCCAAACGAAGAGCAGATTGAATCGCTGCGCTTGCTGTGCGAAAAAATCTTGCAGCCGGTGCGCGACCACTATGGCAAACCAGTGCGGATCAATAGCGCCTTCCGCTGTGCAGAATTGAACCGGCTCACGGGAGGATCTGCAACCAGTGATCATTGCAAGGGCCAAGCAGTTGACTTTGAAATTGATGGCGTGTCGAATGATGAACTGGCACGCTGGGTGCAAGAGAATCTTGAATTCAGCCAATTGATCCTTGAATTTTTTCAGCCCGGAGTACCTGACAGCGGGTGGGTGCATGCCTCTTACAACCCGCAGGCCCTAAAGGCTCAAGTGTTGACGGCCACCAAGGTGGCCGGAAAGACTCAATATCTTCCCGGCTTGGTGGTAGCTTAACCCTGCGATGCACCCAGTGCTTTGATGCGCTGGGTGTAGCTGGCCGTGTGCCGGATCCGCTTGACCATGTCAATGCGTGCGATGGTTTCTTCGTTGACTACACGCAGCTCCTTCAGCGCGGTCATGCGCTCACGGGCTGGCCGCTTGCCAGCTCTCGCTGTCTTGTCGGCCAGATCTTCGTAGGCATCTTGCCACTCATCCAAGCTCTCATGTATTGAGAAGGCTTCCTTCTTGCCGGGCACCATCAAGGCATAACCAAATCGTGCCACGGTATCAGCAGGCTGCAGCTCTTCAGCTTCAACTGTCACCAGCTCTGGCTCAACCGTGTCGGCAAACGCTGCCTCAATGATGACTGGATCGCTGGTGGTCGCGGGTATGGCCACGGGCTCCGGCTTGGCCACCAGATCCAACGGGTTGGCTGGCTTGGCCACAGGCTGGGGCTTGGCTTCATCAGGATAGTCCTGTGCTTCCTCGGCGCTGATCAAGCCCTTGAGCACATCGGGGAAGGCATCGCGCAGCGCAAAGCCGCGAGCTCTCATCTGCATCATGCGCTTGGGGTATGCCGACCATGGTCCTTGCTTGGCCCACAGGCCAGCTCGCTTGGCATCCTCGACACTGAACTTGGCAACAACCGGCTTGCGATTTTTTCGCTTGGCAATGCAGACGGCCACCGGGTTGGGCGTGCCTTCGTTCTCAAAGAACTCTTCAACGTCTTCGCAGACTGCGCTGGCCTGCACCAGCGCCATCATGGCATCGCCGTACACGCTTGGCTTGCCGTTGATTACCGCGATGTTCTGCAGCGCCTGCATGGGTGCCAGCCCCATCTCATAGCCCCACTGCACGCAGACCAGGATGTCTTGGGGCTTGCCTTGGTAGGCCTTTGGCACCATGCTGGAGCTGGCCAGCATGTCGCTGAATTGAATGGCCTCGGTGAGGGTGGCTGGCGCAAAGCCCCGGTTAGTGGTGGTTAGTTCCATTTGGTTCTCTCTCAGTTAAGTAGGTTTGCATGGTGGTAAAAATCAGGTTGGCCATGGCCTCAACAAAGGCCTCGGCTTGTGGCAAGGTGCAGTCGGTGGCATTGAGCATGGCCACGACAGCTGCTTCGTAGGCCTGCTGCATGTCTGGCCTGCCTTGCAGGTTCAAGGCTGCTCCTTGATGCTCAGCGTGGACTGGCGCACAGAGTAGGCTTCCTTGGCTGGCACCAAGCGCTCGGCTGCCGCCTTGTAGTTGCGCATGGGCCAGCTGATTACAAAGCGGCCAGCTCGGCCACGCTCGGCCTGCCCCATCAGCTCCTTGATCTGCTTCTCAGCGTTGTCAATTGAGGCCTCGGCTTCTCTGACCACAGACTTGGCAGCCAGCAGCTGCTCGGCCAGCTGCTCGGCCTGCACGGCCAGTGATATCTCTTCCTTGGCCACGGCCTGCGGGTACATGCGATCCATCTCTTTGCTTGTCTCAGGCGGGTACCAGTCAATGGCACCGCTGTCTCGGTAGGTCTGCAGCTTGTGCTCAAAGGCCAGCACAGCT